TGAGGCATCACCTCTTGCTACATCCGCTACTACCATATAATCTCTAGAATAATCAGGGATTTGCCAAACCCAATAATTACCATCTACTCCTCTACGTTCTACAGGGTCTTGTATGTGTGTTTTTTCAAAGAAATTTAAAATATCTGGTTCTACTACTGTATCACCGGAGGTACTAAAATCACAATCACATTCTTGTGCCGCCATTCTAGGTCCTAAAACTATATCCTGTTCTTCTCTCCAAGATTCATTACGTTCCGGGTGAACTGTCCATGGTAATCTAATTGGTAAAAATGTGTTTTCCCTGGCTTCTGCTTTTGTCCATGTTGAATGAAACCAATTACCGGTACCATAAGGAGTACTTAAAGCTATACAACCACCACCCGTAGCTAGTGTTTGTTGAGCTGAAGCAAATATTTCCTCAATTCCATCGATAAAAGCCGCCTCATCTATTAATAATAATGAAACTGCTTCTGATCTACCTGCATCCGAACTAGCAGCTACTGCTTTTATTTGTGAACCATTGGCCAATCTAAGTGATAATTTATTATGTTCAACTGTTTTTATTTGCAACCATTGGGGTAATTGGTCATAAGCAAATCGGACTTTTGTAACCATATTTTTAGCAGTTTCCTGTTTGGTGGCAATACAAAGTACATTTTTATCTTTATGGAATAACATCATCCATAAAGAATAAGCCGAACATAAAGTAGAAATTCCTAATTGACGGGATTTGTTAATTATAACATAATCCTCACTATTCATATGAATTAGAACCTTTTCCTGAAAAGGATATAAATTAAACTTAATTCTACCTCTTTTAGGGTGTTGAATAGTATAGTATTTTTTCATAAAATACACTGGATCTTTAGCGCATTTTATAAATTCACTTTTAATTATATCTTTTAGATTCTCGGCCACTTTAGTTTATTAGGACGGCCGCTCCTACTGCTACAATAAGACCAGCTCCACCCATTAATTTAGTTTTTAATTTAGATTTCTTAAGTTCAGATTGTAATTTTTTACTTAACTGTTCTTGAGTATTAAATTGTTGGTCTTTTTTATCTATTATAGATTGATAGTTTTCTACTTGTGTTTTTAAATTAGCTACTAACTCACCTTGTGATAAAAGTTTATTGTTAGTTTCAGTTAAAATAGTTTGCATAACCTGCATTTCGCTAGAAAGACCATCAAATTGGATTAGGTCTTTAATAACTAAACGCGCTATTGGTTTAGTTAATTGAATCTGAGTACTGTCTATAGCGTTTTGCGAAAAACTGTTCCAACTCATCATCACCGAAAAGATCAACAGCATTAAGTTGTTGTATAGTTTCTTTTTTGATAACATAAATTTTTGTGTTTAATTGTTTGATTTTTTTATCCGATTGCTCTATCTGCAATTCCAGAGAATCCGCTTCATTTTCTAGGAAAGTATTTTTTTGGTGGAGTGAATCAACTTTTTGCTCTAAAGCATTAATTTTAGCATCATATATTGATGTGTCTACTTCATTTCCTCCAAAAATATAAAATAGTAATCCAAAAATTACTATTATGGTAACTATATTTAATATATTAGATTTTGACACCTTTTAATTTTTCGTATTTTTTCTTAGCAGCTTTAAATTCAGGGGTAAGTTTTTTTAGCATTCGTAATGCTGTATTTTTATTTACCTCCGATTCAGATGTTTTGTAAAGCTCAAGATGGGTTTTCATTTGGTCCTGAATTCGTTGAAAATCCCTAATTATTTCATCTTGTCTACTAGCTTTTGCTTGTACCTTCTTATCAACAGTAGCACTACTTTCATCACCAGGAATTTCTAATTCAATATCTTCCTGCTCTTCAATTTTATTAGCAGCTGAATCGTATTCTTCCTTATATAGTTTATTATTTTTCCATTTACGGACACTAAAATTATCTTGCATGATTTAAGTTTATTATAAATATTTAAAGACCAACCAAATCTAATATCTGCTCTATACGCTCATTAGTAGTACCCTTAATAACATGTACATTTTTACATCTATGACCATAAGTATTCATAGCTTTAATCACAGCTCCATCAACAAGTTCTCTATATTTTAAATCAGTTTCTCTAATTCCATTATCTTCCATAGTAGTACCTATAGGATCTATATAAAATATGTAATCATAATCACCTACAAATACTCTAGCATAATCTTCAAAATATTCCTTGTCTTTAAAATCAATAGTATTAGCTAAATTAGTAAATGCTATAACATCTAATACAGTTCTATCCATTATTATATTTTCCTTCATTAATTCAGCTACACGCTCTGCTAAAAATATAGTTTGACCTTTTAATGTAGAATCAGTATTCAAGGGAATACCTAAATCCATTAAATATTTACTACGCTCTGTAGCAAATTCATAACCTTTAAATTGTTCTAATTTTTTTATTTCATTTACTAATGTAGTTTTACCTACACTCATTGTACCACATAAACCTATTTTCATATATTATTTATTTTAATAACCAACTACTTGATTGAATTTTTTTACCTACTCCATCTATTAAAGATACACCTAATTCCTCACATATCCCAGCTTCCGGTATGGTATCATTATTTTGATCCCCACCATTTGCAAATGCTAAATTATGTGTTTCGCTAAATATAGAATGTATTTCTCCAATAGATTTGATTTGGGTTCTATCTTTATCAACAGAAATTATAGCATAATCAACATATTTAATTGCCTTAACTATTAATAAACGCTCATCTTCCTTTTGAAATTCCTTAGAACCTTTTAAAAACCTTTGCAAATCAGAATTTACAATTACTATAAGCATATCACCTAAAGCTCTTGATTTTTCAAAGAGCTCTAAGTGACCTTTATGTATTGGATTAAAATATCCTGATACTATAACTGCTTTTTTCATTTAGAATCTAGATTGAACTTGAGGATTTTTATCTGGTGGAACACCATTTCTATCTCTTCTTAATTCCATCCATTCATCTCTGCTTTTCAAAAAGCCATATAAATAAAATTCAGGTTTTTTCTTAAAACTTCTAGGGTATCTAATGGCTGGGCCATTCCAATTATGGAGTTTGTTATCAAAAAATGTGATAGTAACACCATCGGGGGTTGTGATTGATCTTGTACGCCAATCATCTTTTACTTTAGGGTATCTCATAGACATATAATATAACATTTAAAATTAACACATAAATATACGAAAGATATTTCAGGTAGCCAACTATTTTTTGCGAGACGTTTTACCTTTTAGATAGGCATTTTCTTCTTCTAAAAATTCAATTTTAACTTTTAAACCAGAAACTTCAGATGATAAACTGGTAATAGTCTCCCTCATTTCATCTTTTTCCTCCGAGGATTCTATTAATAAACATTCTAACTTAGCAACTCTAGCTTGTAAGTCTTGAATAAAATTTTCGTTTGCTTGTTGTGGGTTACCCTCTTTATCAGATTTTAATCTTATTTTAGTTTCATAAAATCTCCATGCTCCAACACTACCAAGTGCTGAAATTAGGGCTATAAGTAAATGGATAATATTTTCTTCCATATTGAGGTATGTAAATAAATATTAGTCAAATTTTTCATTTTTAAACTGACTTAAAACCTCATGGCGTAAATCTAGAAATAATTTAATTTCTTCAATTTTATCCTTTTTAAAAAAATCCATTTCATTATAATTAAATAAGAAATGCAAATTTATAGCATCCAATAACTCCTCTAATTCCCTATTAGATAAGGCTTTCGGCAACGAAGATTCCTTGGGCCCCGCTGACAGTAATTCCTCTAGCTGAGAGGGCATCTCCGACGAAATGGATATTTTCATATTTGGTTAAACTTAAGTTATTATAATTAACTAAGGGTTCTGGTGATAAATATTTAACCTCTGGTATATAAATGCCCCAATCGTGTTTTAAAGTTGGGAATACCTTTTTCATATCATTAATAAAATTATCTATATATTCAAAATATCCTCCAAATTGTTTTCGTACTATAAATAATTCCTCACTATTAATAGAAACAGCAGATACATCTATACCTTCAGATGTTGTTGATGGTCTACGAGACGGGCTATAATATAAACCTGTACCATCTCTATTTACAGATTGTACTACATTTCTTGACCATACAAAAGGTTCTTTTATACCTTGTATTTCCATTAAAATACCAAAGTTAGTCATATCATTTCTAAATGCCTCATCTTTTTTAGCGTGACCATTATAACTGTGATCACCATAAGTTTCCTCTACTGCAACATAAGCGGCATTATTATTAGTACAAAATGATCTTAATGACACACCTTTATCTTCAAATTTTCTATATAATTTGAAATCATATGATACATCGATTAGTTTTTGAAAGTGTTTTTGGGGTGCTTCAAATCGTACTCCTATTTGCACTGATTTAGGTTCAGTAGGTAATTTGTAATCTGTAGCTAATTGTTTACCAAAATCAATACCTGATTTACCTACGGCAAACATTAAACGATCATAACCAATAGGCCAATTTTTAGGATTAACAAATGGTTCTTCTTCTCCTATAAATATTTCCTGATTATCAAAATCAATTGAGGTTACTTTAGTTTC